ATCCTTCTCCATTACTCACTCGTATTTTTGAAGCTTCACCAGAGGTAGCAGATTTACACTCAAAGTACGGTAGAAGAAATATTTCTCCTACAACTTGCTCACCAACAGGAAGTGTTTCAATCTTGACACAGACTTCTTCTGGTATTGAACCTGTGTTTGAATTGTCTTACAAACGTAGAAAGAAAATCAATGCTACGAATAGCACAGTTAAGGTCGATTTCGTTGACGATATGGGTGATAGATGGCAGGAATTTATCATGTATCACACAGGATTAAATAAGTGGATTAAAAGTAATCCTACAAAGGATATTACCAAGTCACCTTATCATGGTTCTACTGTTAAAGACATCGATTTGGAATCCTCAATTGATCTTCAATCTAGTGTACAGAAATGGATTTCACATTCAGTTTCAAAGACAGCAAATGCCCCTAAATCTGTGAGTATGGACATGGTGGAAAAACTTTACATGAAAGCTTGGAAGGGTGGATGTAAGGGTATGACGTTCTACCGTGATGGAAGTCGTTCAGGTGTGTTGGTAAACGAAAATGACACTGGTAATAAAGAAGTTAAAAAGAACGAAGCAAAGAAACGCCCCAAAATTGTTCCATGTGAAATCCACCACATTAAGGTTACAAAGAAATTAGATAAGGTGCGTACATTCGAATATATGGTTATGATTGGTTTTGATGAAGGAGTACCATATGAATGTTTTGCTATCGAAAATGGTAAATATGACAAAAAATTAACCACAGGCAAGATTATACGTGAAACCCAAGGGCGATATCATTTGATATTTGAAGATGGTAGCGAAATTAAAGATATTACCAAGAATACAACAGAAGAGGAAGATATGCTTACTCGTTTTACATCACTATCTCTTCGCCATCATGTTCCTCTTCAATATACTGTAGACCAATTATTGAAGACGGAAGGTGATATGTTCAGCTTTGGTAAGTCTATTGCACGAGCATTAAAAAAGTATATTAAAGATGGCACAATTGGTGGTAATTGTGAGAAATGTGGTTCTAAATTGGTTTTTGAAGATGGTTGCAAGATTTGTAAGAATTGTGGAAACTCAAAGTGTTCATAAGAATTACTAAATAGTTGTATACGAAGACAATTTCAGATACCCGACAAGGTAGCCCGATTCCGCAAGGAGTCGGGTTTTTTTTTCGTTTATATACTAAATAATCATATGCGAGATAATTTTTTCTACAATCTATATATAATTTTAAAAGAGGAACGTACTTTTGGTGGTTATAATGCATGGATAATATCTTATCCTAGTAAAATCCTTGAGGTTCCAGATTTCTCACATATAAGTTATCTAAAAGACCACCCAAAAATATTTGGTATATCACGATCAGATTTAACAACGCTCACACAAGAAGAATTATATATGAAAGCATTTAATAATGGTGCTCTCCGCATTACTATTAACCAAGAACCAAAAGCCACTTATGGGATTAGTAGTATTCGTAAAAATATGACAATTGATGGTACAAAAGAAGTGATAAAAAATAATCTAGAAGTATTACATAAATTAGCAAAAGACGCTGGTTGTTCAGTGATATACACTGCAATTCAGACCCCATTATCTGATAAAGAATATGATTATAACACGACCACTATTGAAGGGTTGTATAAATTAGTTGAACATGTAAAATAAAAAAGCGTGTAAGATTTCTCTCACACGCTTCTTCGATATATCAACCCCGACAAGGTAGCCCTCTTTCCGAAAGGTTAGAGGGTTTTTTGTTTTAAATACTAAATAATTAAAACGGAGAATAATTATGAATAGAGATTTAAAACTAGAAGCAATTTACGAGAGCATGTCTGAAACCAAAAAGAAGACTGAAAAATGTGATCAATGTCAAGAAACTATGATTAATGGTGTTCGTTGCCACGAAAAGGGATGTCCAAATCAGAAACACGAATGTAAGGGATGCAACACAAAAATACCAATGAATCAAAAATATTGCGAAGATTGTAAATAAAACAAAAAAGCGTGTAAGATTTCTCTCACACGCTTCTTCGATATATCAACCCCGACAAGGTAGCCCTCTTTCCGAAAGGTTAGAGGGTTTTTTGTTTTATAATTTCGTATTTCATATACCGTTTTACTAAATAATTATAGGAGTATGAAATATGAAAGTTATTAAATGTTCAAAATGTAGTAAAGATAAATCCGAAGACGAGTATTATATCTCAAGAAACAAGAGATGTACAATATGTAAGAAATGCCATTATGAAAAGAATCGAAATAGATTGTTAGAGATAAGACAAGGTATTGGTGTTCCAGTTATACATAAAAGTGTTATTAATAAAAAAGATAATTTAACTGGTAAAAAATTTGATAATTTAACTGCTATTAGTCTAGAGGGATGTGATAAAAGTGGACATAGAATATGGTTATGTAAATGTGATTGTGGAAACGAGTGTAAAGTATTGGCATCAAATTTAAAACGAGGAAAACAACTTTCTTGTGGATGTATTAAATTATCTGGTAACAATAACGCCAATTGGAAAGGTTACGAGAGTATAAGCGGAAGATATCTATCGAGTATTAAAGCCAATGCAAAAAAACGAAAAATACCGTTCAATATTACATTGAAATATATGTGGGAATTATATATCAAACAAAACAAATTATGTGCATTAAGTGGAATCACTTTAATTTTTAGTACAGACTCAGCACAAACTGCATCACTTGATAGAATAAACTCTAAGTTTGGTTATATTAAAGACAATGTACAGTGGGTTCATAAAACTATTAATGCTATGAAATCCGATCTTGATGAATCAGACTTCATAGCATTATGTAAGCAGATAGTGAAATATAAATCTTAGTTTGGAACTACTACATTATATTTACTAATTGCACTATTCATGATGGCAATAGGGCTAAAGTCTGTTCCACCCAATACTGCCTTCAATACTGATGGGCTGAAACCACTTACCAAGGCAACATTCTTGTCTGCACAAGTAGCAGGTTGTCCAGCATTACCAGCAAGATTCCAATAGATTACCTTTGGAATATCATAACCAGCAGACTTCCACTTAGCCAAAGATTCGTTTACAGGTGTACCACAATCTTCAACACCCTGATCGAACTGCATATCAGAAAGAATTAACAAGACGTTAGGAATCTGATCATTCGTAACATTGAATAAAGTAGCTGCTTCAAGAATCTTGTTCAAAGCCTTCTGAATATTCGTACCACCACAATACCCGTTAGGAATATCTCTTACAGCTTGTGCAAAAGACTTATTCTTCCAAGACTCGATCTTAGAATCGGTAGAGAATGGAATCACCTTACGGTAGAAAGGATTCTCTGAACCAACCTTTTCAGAACAATACAACCCTAATGCCAAAGACACCTCATATGCCTGAATTGATCCAGACATTTGAACATGCATTGAACCAGAGAAGTCACAAATAGGCATAATTCTGTAATTAGTACCTTCCATGAAATTAGGCATAGCCTTCAACTGAGCATCAGCTAATGCACCAGTAGTAGCATCATTGATGTCAGTCTGTACCATTCTTACAATATCATGAGGCATCAATGTTTCAGCATTGACCTTGGTTTCAGTACCTTCTTTTGTCAAAGACTTAACCCATTCCTCATACTGTGCATCATGGCGTTTGAAAGCGTTCTTATAACGAGCAGAAGCTACAGAAGGAACTGTAGAATAGTTGATATTAGCCCATTCGTTATTACACATAATGGTTTCAACTACCTTAGTCTTCTGTACAACAAGCTTTCTGAAAGCCTTTGGAGAAAGCTTCATATGCTTACGAAGCTTTACATCCTGTCTATCAGCCCACTTTGAAGCAAGACCACAAACAGAATCATCACCCAAGATACCAGTTTCCCAACAAGCTAATGCTGAGTTCTCACAAGGAGTGTTATACAAAGCGGTTAAATCATCCCAACGACCATACTTAGGGATAAGGTTGATATTGGCATTTACCCATTCTGAGTGAGTATTGCCCAACCAAGTTAAGATTTCTCTTGTACCACTTCTGTTACCTGCACCACCACGGCAATCACGCAACCAGAAAAGCAACTTCATAGCCTTTTCAGCATCTGCTCTCCAAGCAGTTTTGAACAATTCCAAAGCAGAAGACTCATTACCGTAGTAACTCTCCTTCTTTGTGTATAATGATCCAGCCTTGGAAAAGAATTCCAAAAGATGGTTTTCTGAGTGTTCGAATGCGTTTGCGCCGTTACATGTTCTGCTGTTTGTTTTCATTTTTTTACCTTTCAGACTGTTATTATTTTTATTGCTGTATTCAATCTATTCTTTATTAATATATCACATTCGTATTAAATGTCAATAGATTAATAAAAAAAGATGAAATTAACATTTATTTACATAAATACTTGAAAGAGAAGCGATTCTACACAGGAGAATAACATATGCAAGTATTAAAATATTTGAGAGAAACCGAATTTAGCCAAGATTTAGAGGTTATTGTTGAAGAAAAGAACAATAACGAGCCAAGAAGTGTTTATATTCAAGGGCCATACATGTTGGCTTCGCAACCAAATCAGAACAACCGTATCTACGATTTAACTGAAATGGTTAATGAAGTTACCCGATATGACAAAGAATTCATTAAACAAAGTCGTGCTTTAGGTGAATTAAACCATCCTCAAGAATCTACTGACGTATCTCTTGACAAAGCTTGCCATATGATTACCAAGTTAGAACAGAAGGATAATGTGTTCTACGGTAGATCAAAAATTCTTTCTACTCCTGCTGGTGTAATCGTTAAGCAGTTGCTTATTGATGGTGTGAAACTTGGTTGTTCTAGTCGTGCTCTTGGCTCATTGATTCAAGAAGGCAAGTACAACAAGGTTAAAAATTTCCATTTAATTGCAGTTGACCTTGTTCATCAACCTTCATACCAATCTGCTATTCTCGAAAGTATTACTGAAAATCGTCAGTATATCATTGCAGAGGGTGGAAGAATCGTTGAATTAGCTTGTGATTCGTTACAATGCAGACTTAACGCTATTCCTAAGAAAGACGTAGATACTTATATGGTTGAGAGTTTTGCACAGTTCATGAAAGCATTAAGAGGATAATATGGATAATGATTCAACAAAAATAATGGAAGTATATAAATCACAGTTGGTGAATGACAAGCCTTATGACACTCGATTTGATAAACCAAAACTACCTAAAGTTAAATCCGATATTGGAAACTTTAAGACAGCAGTGAGTTTATTCATGGTAGATGCAAGACGCTTTGTAGAATATAAGAACCAAGGTTTAACGACTACTTCAACCGTAAATGATTTAAAACAGAGTTTGAGTATGATCTCAAATTTACTCGATAAGATGTCAGCACCTGCACCAACTACCCCTGCAATGGAGTCTGTTAAAACTGATGATGCAGTATTAACCGAAGGCACACATAAATGTGATAAATGCAACAAACCAATGGGTAAGCACCACAACGAAGAAAAGGCTAAGAAGGGTTACAAATACTGTCAAAACTGTGACAGAACCTACTCACCAGAAGCTACCACGAAGGTTGATGGAAAAGGTATTTCTGCTCCAAGCATTAAGAAGGACTAATGAAAGCAGATTTCACATTATTTGTTGAAGCTTTACGTGAATATTCATTAAATCGTAAGAATATTACTACAGATGATTCAACAGATGAGAGTGACATTTCGAACTTTCTGTTCGCACACACACAAGCTGGTAAAGACATTTTATCGATAACTGCTGTAAGAGAATTAGATAGTAAGACTGATCCTAGCAAAAAAGCTGGTGATCTTATGACTCTCACAGGACGTTTAGGGGCTTGTAAAGGCTCACATAATATTAGTCAAACTCGTAATCCCAATCTTGATACCAAAGTTCAATATGCCCGAAATGGTGTATTAAGATTATGTGTTACGAGAAATGGTCAAAAAGTAACAAGATCATTTAAAGTGGGTAGTATTAAAAAGATTGTAATGGGTGGAGACACATGGATACCCAAAAATTAAACAAATCTTTATGGAATTGTATTTAATTCTACTAAATAATTGAAAAGGAAATGTAATTATGACCAAATCACAGGAACAAATTGGAGTTTTTATTAAGAATATATTCGAAGATAACTATTCTGATGCCAAAGCAAGTTTGCAAAATGCTGTTACAGAACGTATTAAAGAGAAAATGCGTGACCAGATCAACAGTGATGAATCAATTTCTAAAGGAGAATAACAATGGAAACAAAAAAGATAGAAGATGTATTAAAGTCAATCAGTTCTGAAATATTAACTGAGGAAACAAAAACCACTTTAGCTACTATGTTCAACGAAGCTGTTGAAGAGAAAAGCAAAGCCCAAGTCCAATTAGTAGTTGAGTCAGAACTTGCTAAGATGGATGAAGATCATACCAGTAAACTTGATTCTTTGATTGAAGCAATTGATGCAGATCATACAGCTAAGTTTCATAAGGTCGTTGAACAATTAGATGCCGCACATACTGCTAAGTTACAGAAGGTAATTGAGAAGTATGACGCTGATTATAAAACAGGAGCAGAAGCTCTCCGTGTTGAGTTAATCGAAAAGGTTTCTAAGTTTGTTGATCTTTATATGGATTCCGCTATGCCTACACAGCAACTCAAAGAAGCTTGTGACAATATTCGTGCTCGTACAATGTTGGACGAAATTCGTAAAATTGTTGCAGTTGATCCTGAGTTTATTAGTGAGAATTTCAAGTCTGCACTTAAAGATGGACATGACACAATTGAAAAACTTCGTATGCAACTTAATTCTACAATTAAGGAATCTACCGAAATTAAACAGAAACTTCAAGCTACTGAGGCAACTTTGATTCTTGAGAAGAAGACCAAAGATTTGTCACCAGAACAAAAGAAGTATGTGTTGAAAATGTTAGAAGGCAAGAAGCCAAGTGAAATCGAATCAAACTATAAGTATGTCACTGAAATGTTTGAACACGATGAAACCAAGAAGATTGAAGAAGCAACTTCAAAAGCAACTACCAAGGTTGATCAGAAAACATTTGATACACCTAAAGTAATTCTTGAGAAGAAGGAAGAAGCTGGAGAAATTCCTGAGTACTCTTATGTACAAGAAATTGCTAATTATATGAAGGGTGATGTAAACGAAAGAAAGATTGTTTAATAAAAATTCAGAAAAAACCTCAGAATTGATTTTGAATTTGATAAATAATTATAAGAAAACAATTTAATGTTCAATGGTTTGGACATTTAGAAATAGAAAAAGGAAATAAAAAATGATAACACAAGCAAGTGGATATGTAGATCGCAGTAGAGCAACACAATTGCTCGAAAAGTGGAAACCCGTTTTGGACTATAGCTCCGATAAGGTTCCTGCTTTGGAAGATTCTCACAAGCGTTTAAGTACAGCCGTACTTTTGGAAAACCAAGAAAAGTATTTGACCGAAAATAGCTTCGCTGGACAAGGTGGAGTATTTGGTAGCGGTGGAAATATGGGTACTCCTTATTCTGGTGACAATTATGCTCCAGGTGACGCACGTTTACCTAAAGTATTAATTCCCATGATTCGTCGTACTTTCCCTGAATTGATTACTAATGAAATCGTCGGTGTTCAGCCTATGAGTGGACCCGTTGGTTTGGCTTTCGCACTTCGTTACCGCTATGATGATAACAGTCTTGGTGGATATACGGGTAATAGTGATGGTCGTGATCCTTCTGGTTGGACAGCTAATGGCGTTGGTGGTAATACTTGGACAGGTACTAGTAATACAGTACTTTCAGGTCAGACCGAAGTTGGTTGGAATAATCTTAATACTATGCATACTGGCGTAAGCTCAAACAGCTTAGTTGGTTTAGCTGGAGTATTTGATCCTGCATACAATGGAGTTGACTCTGGTGTAGCAGCCCTTCTTGCTCAATTCGAAATGTCTGGTAAGATTCCTCAGATGACTATCAGTATGGAGAAGACAAGCGTTGAAGCTGGTACAAGACGTTTAGCTGCAAAGTGGAGCGTTGAGTTGGAACAAGACTTGAAGAACATGAACGGTATTGACATTGACTCAGAAATGACCAATGCAATGAGTTATGAAATTCAGGCTGAAATTGACCGTGAAATGATTATGCGTATGGTTCAAATCTGCTTAACCGCTGGTGGACCTACAAACAAGGGTAAGGGTTATTCATTCTGGTACGCTGGTTCTGCTGATGCCCGTTGGATCGGTGAACGTAATCGTGACTTGTATGCCCGTATCATTATTGAAGCAAACCGTATTGCTATCAACAATCGTCGTGGTCCTGCTAACTTCATTATTGCAACACCAAGAGTGTGTTCAATCTTGGAAAACCTTCCTGAGTTCAAGTTCATGCAAGTGAATGGAACTGTCAATACACAGCCTACGGGTATTGCCAAGGTTGGTTCAGTCGGTGGTCGTTTTAATATCTACAGAGATACACGTACAGAAGCCCAGTACCAACAGGGTCAACGTACCGCTATCGTAGAATACGCATTGCTTGGATACAAGGGTGCTGATTATTATGACACTGGTTTGGTATACTGTCCTTACATCCCGGTTATGATTCAACGCACAATTGGACCTAATGACTTTGCACCAAGAGTTGGTTTGCTTACACGTTATGGTGTTGTAGATCATATCTTCGGAAGCTCTATGTTCTATCACTTGTTGATAGTCAAGGGTCTTGGTGAAGCCTTTGTGCCCGGGGCCGCACACGTCTACATGTAAATCATTGTAGATCAAGGGGTTATGAAAGTAACCCTTTTCTTTACGAAGAGGTTAGAAATAACCTCTTCTTTTTTTATACTTTTTTACTTTACTTTAGAACATTACATTATAAATAGTTATATGAAAACAAAAATTACAGGTATTTATAAAATAATAAACATTCTTAATAATAAGATTTATATAGGTTCATCTAATAATATTTTACGTAGATGGAAAGAACATAAAAAATATCCTAAAAAATATCCTACATATATACAAAGTTCTATAACGAAACATGGGGTAGAAAATTTTAAATTTGATATTATAGAAGAATGTAAATTTGAGCAATTAAAAGAACGAGAAACCTTTTGGTGTAATTATTATAATAGTTTTGATCGTAATTTGGGATATAATGTAGATATGCCAATAGCACCTAGATTACATAATGAGACTACAAAAGAAAAATTAAGAAATATAAATTTAAATAAAAAACATACTGACGAAACAAAAATGAAGTGTTATTTAGCAACAAAACGTAGAGATAAAAACGGAAAAATGTCAGAAGAACATAAAAATAAAATATCACAAGCTTTAAAAGGTATACCAAAAACTAAAGAAGCTACATTAAAAAGAATAGCAACAAAGATTAAAAATGGCACGTTGGCACCAACCTTTACTAACGAGTATCTAATATTTTTATCAGAGAAGAATAGCGGGTGTGGTAATTTTAATTTTGGTAAACCATCAGTTAACAGAAGAAAAATAGATAAAATCTGTCCAATAACACTAAATGTTATTAAAATATATGACACCATTAAAGATACAGCAACGGAAAATAATTCATATACATCCAATATAGTTAAATGTTGTCAGAAAAATAAAGAAATCTTAAAATATAAAGTAGGATTATATTATTATAGATACCATGTAGAATAATGTTGCTTTGTGTACCATATATGATATAGTCATATACATGGAATTAAATTATATCAACTTTATAAAAGACGGAGAATTTAATATATCTAATGAATATTGGAATGCTCTCAATACGACATACACAAAAGATCAAATTAAATTAGAAATGTTAAAAGCTATTCGTATTTATAATATACCATTACCATTTAGTAAACCCACAGTTGACCAAGTTATTAAGGATTTCAATAATTTAATTGTAGAGGATAGTGTAAAGATAGAAAATTATGAATATTGGCATACACGATATGACTATAAATGGCCTTTGGAGTATGAAGACATTAATAATTTTATATATCTAAACGGTAGCAATGCAGGACTTCAAGCTTCTAACTATTATCACATGGATAACAGGTTAGCGTGTGACTCCATTAATTCACCATCACCAATTAGAGTATGGAATAATGATAAATTTATGCTTACATTAATGAATTACTTTTGGAGTGGATTGATTACGGGTAGTATTACTATGAGCACATTTAAACAAGCTATAGGTATGCGTAAATATATTGCATCACAATTTAAACCATCTGTAGCTAAATATATTTATAATAGATATGCACCAAATGGCGTTGTATTGGATTTTTCATCAGGATGGGGTGATAGATTAACAGGATTTTATGCATCATCTGCTAAAGAATATATAGGAATCGATCCAAATAAAAATCTAATTGCTGGATATAATGACCAGATTACGATGTATAATTCTATATGTAAAGATAAGAGTGCTAAAATGTTGCCTTGGTGTGCGGAAGATGTAACATTAGGTGAAAAAGTAGACTTAATATTTACGTCGTGTCCCTATTTCAATATAGAGAGATATACACAAGATGCGGATCAATCTTTTAAGAAATTTAAGAAGCTTGATGATTGGTTAGCAGGATTTTTATTTGAATCTATACGATGTTTTTGGGTTAATTTAAAAGAAGGTGGACATATGATAATCAATATATCAGATGTGTACTCAAATCATACGATTAATCATATTTGTGATCCAATGAACGATTATATTAACACACTTAAAGGTTCAGAATATCAAGGTGCATTAGGTTTAAGAATGGCTAAACGACCAAATACCAATGCTGACAAGGAAGGTATCTTTGCCGAACCTATGTGGGTATGGAAAAAGGGTTCTATTTAAATTATTTTATTAGATTTACGTAAATTATCAATATGCCATAAAGGTCTAGTATTTTCATATCTAAAACACATATATTGTTCTACCGGATCACTTAGATTGAAGAAATTACATGGTATTATGTGATCTACTGACCACTGATTTTCTTTATTACCATAATTTTCCCAAGACATACCATTAACAAATTGCACTTCAAGATGCCTTTTCCATTCATTAACAGTACACATTAATAAATCAATCGAATGTTCATTTTTAGAATTTTTATGTATTGCATAATTTATACGACTACGTAAAATCTGTAAAAGTTTAAATTTAATATCAGAGTTATATCTAAAATTAGCTTGTGTTGTTCTTTTATTTTTATTTATCTCACGCCATAATTTACCGTATTGTTTTTGATATTGTTTATATGAGATTGAGTGCGAATTTTGATACTTTTTATCATGTTTTTGTCTTTGATTACGATTTTCTATAGAATATTGTTTACGACAACATTTACAGTAATTATTATATCCGTCATGATGTGACTTATTTTTACTAAACTCTGATAAAGGTTTAATGTTTTGACATTTTGAACATTTCTTTGTAGATTCTACTTGATTCATGATATTACTCCTTAAATACTTCTGTAGCAGGACAGTAGGTAGATTACTCCACCTGTTTCAAAGAAGTTCATACCTTCTTTGATTACTGCTATAACTATTTAGTGTTTTGAACGCTATAATCATCGGAGGTCAAATCAATTATTTCCCCTTTTATAGGTGTATTTGATGTTTCCTCTAACATTTTAAGTATGACCTCTCTATTTGCGATGAGATTAACGACATTTTTAGTATTATTTGCAGGTCCAATAGCTTTTTTAGCAGCAATATCCATCTCTTTTAATTCTTTAGCTGCTTTTTGTTTACTACGCTCAATATTTATGGCATTTAAAGTGGCTAGAGCCGTGTTAGTGGCGGCAATAACGTTTGCAAAGGCGGCGATAACCTTTCCGTCCATAGTTAATCCTACGGTCTGCTGAAGGTCTTTAACAGTATCTAATCCATTAATTACCAATTCTTCTGTTTTAGATAACACGAAATCACTTAATCCATCCATATTTAATGGTTGTTTTGGTGGTAAGATAGGTATAGAACTAGTTGTTGGTGTGGTTGATGTTATAATTGGTGTTATAGTTGAAATAGAATTATTAAACTTACTATTTAGATCGATAGTAGTACGTTTCATATCTTTTAATCCACCACTTAAATCAGAATTAAGATTTTTCAACTCTTCAATCAACGAATTTGTTTCTATAACACTCATATATACAAGTATTTATAACCATTTCTCGTTTTTGCAAGATTTATACTTGATTTAACTTAAAAGTTTGTTATATTCTTAATAGAAAGATGAGGAACGGTATGAATTTGACTAATGAACGAATTGTGGATATGGTAGAATATGATATGGACTTGACAGATGAAGAGACAAAGACATTATGTGCGTATGCATTGGAGAAAATTGCTACAGATGAAAAGGCTTTAACCAATTATGCGATAGTACATATGTTAGGAGAGATTTGTAATAATCTTCAAGACCCTAAAGAAGCTAAAAAGTTTATTAAGGCTGCTAAAAAACTTGACAAATCAGTAAAGGGTGATAAACTATTATCTAATGAAGTTGAGGAAGCTCCTAAAAAGCGTGGAAGAAAACCAAAGGTAAAATAATATGCAAGAACAAGATGTAATTAAAGTGCGTGAGAATCAAGAACAACAAGATTCTAGAGGATTTTGTTTGATTCAGCCTGATGAAATCGTTGAAGTAAACGGATTGAAGCTCAAGGTTATTAAGTTTGATAAGAAAGACTTAACATTAGAGTTCCTTTCTGAGAATGTAGATGAAGTTCAGAAGGGTAAGGAAGTAAAAATTAAAGCTGGAACCTTTATTGTGAATTCTTTTGGCAAGAAGTTTGCAATGTTGCGAACAAAAGCTGCTACGACTATTTATGATCAAAGAGTTTTGGACGAAATTAATAAACAGAAGATACTAAAAATGCGAAAGGAAACATAATATGTGGTGTGAAAGTTGTGGTTATGGATCAGAAGTGTGTAAGTTGAAGGATAAGTGTCCTCAGTGTGGTGGTAGAACTTTCGAGAATAGTTCACCTGTGCCTCGTAAGCCTTTACGCTCAAGTCGTGACATGAAGAAACGTGTACGTGTTGAGAAGGATGTTAAAACTAAGAAACCTATTTCAGATGAAGTTAGTCAAGTAATTAAAGAAGCAGGGAGTTTGAAATAATATGCAAATAACAATTATGGCAGGTGGAAGAACGTGGATCGTTGAAGAAGGCAATTTGGTGGGCTGGTTACAGTCTAATGCAGTACAGAAGGAACGTCAAATCAAGGAAGTAATCCAAGACGAACCTTATATGCAAAGTGTCCAAGTCCTTTTAAATGAGAAACGCTAATGGCATCACTCATCAATAGATCAGCTTGTAAGAAATTCGTTCTAAGTGTTGCAGAAGACACTAGAACGAAGAAATTCACAAGAGTCTCAGCAGATGTGTTTGACCATCTTGAATATGTAATGCAAAAAGCTATTCGTGATTTGGTTCGAACACATCCGACTATTGGTAAAACGATTATGATGTCTTCAAAGACTAGGGAGAAAGAGTTAAATGAACTTATTTGAAGAGAATCTTTTTAATAAGACACAAGATTTATTAGATATTGTAGAGTTTGAAAAACTTCTTACAGAGAAATCTCTTGAAATTAGTGAAGAGGATGCTAAGAGTATCAAGATTGCTAACTTATATGGACAAGTTGCGAGATTAAGTGAAATGAATATGAATGTAGGTAATAAATTAATAGCACTTCAAGATCATCATAAGGCATTTGTGGCATTTGTTCATGAAGGATTGATGAAGATTGAGGCCAAGCAGAAGAAAAATGAAACTAATAACAGCAATAATTGAATTGATCGTTCGAATTGTTAATTTCATCTTACAGAAGAAAGAGACAACTGCCGAAGACTTAGCCGAAGCTAAGAAACGGCAAGATGAATTGGATAGAATCAAAGAAGACAATGATTTGAAGATTGCTATTCAGACAGGCGACTTTGAAACGATTCAACGAATCCGTGAGAAGCGTAAGAAATATAGTCATTTGAAAGGTTAATTATGAACGAAATTATTATCAGCGAACAATTAAAAGATAAGCCAATCGCAGATTTTATTGAAGTAGAAATATTAAAATGCGAAGAATCTCTTAAAGATTTAGTATTAAATGAAACTAGTGATTGGGCAAAAATAGGTAAAGATTGGGAGAAAATAGGTAATGATTATTTAGAAGATATGGGAAATCTTAGAAAAGAACATCCTGAATTATTTGAAGATGATCCAATTGATCCATATACAGGAAATAAATTATGAAACAAACCTATGTAAATTTAGAAATGTCGGAAGTTGATTATATAGCACGACTTCAAAAAATATTTAAAACTGATGGTATCATTGGTTTTGGGTTTACACGAAATTTGTCAAGTTCACCAAACGCACAACAAACTGCCAAAGAAATAATTGAAATGCATGAGTCATATAAACGTGGTGAGTATATCGATATTACAAATGAAGTATTATGAACGATTATAAACAAGATTATTGTGAATGGTGTGGTAAAGATTGTACAGAACTCAGTATACTTCGTACATGTTCAAACCAGTGTGATTTTGAAAGAGCATCACAACTTGTTGAAAAATGGAGACATGTTTTAGATTATACTAAGACACCAGAATCAGAAGAAGAAAATATCAACAGATTAAAAACAGCAGTTATACTTGAATCCGAAGAGAAATACTATTTTGGAAATTTTAGAGAAGAACGTATTGCGGAAATCAAAAAACGTTATGCAGAATTTCACAAAACATATCTAATGAAAAAATGGGGATTTATTGGTGATATAAATAAAGATTCAGATAAATGTGAAAAAGTATTATTAATCGAGCCACAAGAAGAATTTAGTAAAATAAGAAAGAAGGAATAAAATGAAAGAACTAACAACAGCATTAATTAAGGAACAATTCAATCCACCTCTTAATAATAGAGAGAATCAATTATTATACCAGATCGAAGATTTATATCAACAAATTAATTCGCTTAAACGAGATAATGAAATATTATCATGGAAGGTAACACATAAAACATATACTAAACTTGTAACAAAAGATATGTTAGTAGAAGCAATGAAGGAAAAATATCCTGATAAAACTATATTTATTGTAGGTGAAGGATTTGGTCCTATTATCAAAATGAATAATGAGACATATAACACAAAAGATTATTCATTCGATAGTATGGATAAATTAGTAACACATTTTGCTGATAGTAGTGTAATTTTCTTTTATGAGTTACCATATCGTGGTGGATTAGGTGAAATTAAACCAGAAGTAAATGTCTTTGGAATAGAACCTCCTAAATGTGAACATTGTGCTAAATATACATATATCATTCGTGTATATGTAAAGGCAAATGTTCAAGAGACTTTCCCACAATGTGATGAAGTATCTTGTATTGCTAAATATGTAGAGAAGGAATTAGGAACAATGGTAGCAAATTCACCAGAACTTGGTAATAATTGGGGTGATCCATTTGATAAAACTTGGAGAGGTTAATATGAAATATATTCAACATGTATTGGCAACAATTTGGGTTGGTATTGGTTTAATCATGATGTTAAATATATCGGGTTGTACGACCCAACCTAAACCCGACTACACCAACATACCACTAACATCGGGAGATAGCCCATATCGCTTACCTGCTGGTGTTTATACCGATACCAGAGGTGTAATACATAATGAACAGAATTACAGATGGTCTATCTCTGAATCTGACCTTTTTAATGTTTCCGAAGAAGATTATCTTGTAAATATCAAGAAACGTGATAAATAATTATAAGAAAGAAGGATAAAATTATGAATTGGTTTAAAACTATGTTTAAGTTGGGGAATATTAAGAATGCTCTTGTGCAAATTTACGATGTGTTGGGTACTAGTGTTATTGTATTGAAAAACACTAGAGAACAATTGGATGCCAGTAAGAACAAATATGCAGAAGATATCGGTAAAACTATCGATGCATGTAACGCTATTATGGGTGTGATTAGAAAGATTTTATATGTTTTAGGCGTTAATGTCGATGCACCTAAATCAAAAACAATTAAGTTGACTTTAATCGATCTTAATAATAAGATTGGTGAATTGAACAAGATTGAGATTTAATGCAACTAAATACTTAAAAGGAATTAGGTGATATTATGAGATTTGATGATAAAGATTACGAAAAAATGGGTTTAATTTGTGAAGAGATTACTGGCACATATAGATATTTCTTGACAACATGGTTAGATGGTAATCAAATGTTAGGTAGTGATGGTACAACAGTTTTAAAGAATATTGATAATATCGAAAATGATGTTAAAAATAAAATTGAAATTTTACAACGACTTTCTCATAATGTTAAACCGTATATTAAACAAGCTAAAAGTGTAGTTTTAAAGTTGGAACAAGCTGGTGTTCCACCAAAAACATTAAAAGAATTTGATGTAACTAAATATTTCTCATAAATTTTATTGAAAAGTTGAATGGATATACTAAATAATTATAACAATATGAAAACGTCATTGCAAAATAGTACAACATGGTCTAATCTCTTACATAAGAGATAAGGTCAGGTATTATATTGTCAACTATAACCCTGATCTTAAAAAAAGATTAGGGTTTTTTGTTTTATGGGTTGACATTTTTTGAAGTTGTGATAAAGTATTAGAAGTTGATTGCGAAAGCACAACACGATTTTTGAAAACTGAATATTTGAAAAGTAGTAATGCGCCAAATACGACGATTAATGTGCCATAATAGCCATTAATGCGCCATATCTGGCAAGTTATAAAGATTTTAGGGACGACAAACCCACACTATAAGCCTCTAGCTTGGCCCAAACGTGGTATGAAGTCCCACAATGGCGATATTAGTGTAATGATTAGCACGAAACACTGTGAATGTTTTAGAGCGAGTTTAAGTCTCGTATATCGCCCCAATTTTAGGTTGATTGCAGCAAACAAACAATAAACTAAATAGTAAATAAATGCCTTCGGGCATAGTGTCTTTATCTAGGCGACACATAAATAAAAACCTGACATCGTGATCTACTGATGTAAAACTTGTGACAGTTTCGATTTTCTGTGTAAAAAGTAGGAAAATCAACCTGTTTATTTTATGGAAGCGTGGCAGAGCGTCTTTATTGCGTCCGTCTTGAAAACGGAAGGGGGTAGCTCAAACTATCCTCCGTGGGTTGGAATCCCACCGCTTCCTCCATTTTCATTAACCTTTAGCTAGTAGCCGAAAGTTGACAATTAACGTTAGTCAATTTTTGCTGGTGCGAGTCCAGCAGGGTTAGCCATTTTAGATTGTGTACAGCAAAAAACAACAATACGTTAGTGATCCACCAGACGATCACATAAATCAAAAAGATGGGAGTTTCGACGTTCTCTAAAAAGTAGAAAACACAATCTGTTTTATTTTAAGTTGGTTACAGCAAACAATAAAACGTGGGCGAGAGTCCATAATCAGTCTTTTTCGATTTTTAGACGCTAAATAAAAAGTAGAAAGCCAACTTGTTTTTCGTTTCCAGAGTGATGTAATTGTAGCCATGTCAGACTGTTAATCTGATGCCTGTAATGGGCGTGTAGGTTCAAGTCCTACCTCTGGAGCCATTTTGAATATTGGGTAAACGTAACCCCTTGTGCAAATCAAGCGTCCTTGACACGATATCAAGAAACAATTTAAGTTTGACTCGTTGGCCTAATGGTAAGGCAATGGTCTGTTAAACCATCCATGACATTCTTAACGGGATGTGTGTGCTCGTTCAAGTCGAGCCGAGTCAGCCAATTTTGGAAGGTAGTCGAATGTCGGTTTGTCGAGACAATTTGCTAAATTGTTCCACCCCTTAAAAGGTGGCGGGAGTTCAATTCTCCCACCTTCCTCCAATTTTATAGGAACAAAGTGTTAAAGTTGCACAATAGTCTCCAAAACTTTTGGTCAGGGTGCGAATCCCTGTGTTCCTGCCAATTTTCGCACCTGTAGCTCAATTGATAGAGCAAGTCTTTTGTAAGGACAAGGTTGCAGGTTTGATGCCTGTCGGGTGCTCCATTTACTTGCCAACGTGTCCAGAACGGCTATGGCCCCGATTTGTAATCGGGTTAAGTCATGTAAAAGTGATGATGTGGGTTCAAATCCCACCGTTGGCTCCATTTTAATTGCCTGTTTAGTACAACGATAGTATCACTGTTTCGTAATCAGTGGGTAAGGGTTTAATTCCCTTAACAGGCTCCAATTTTATCTGTCATATGGTATAATGGCTGTACAGTAGACTCTGAATCTATTTAACCTTGTTCGATTCAAGGTAGGACAACCAATTTTAACATTCCCCTATAGTGTAATGGCTTATGCACAAGATGCTTTGACCATCTTAGATCATGTTCGAATCATGATGGGGGAACCAATTTTATGCAAGTGTACGAGAAAGGCTTATCGGGCAGTTTCAAAAACTGTTGTTTAAGGGTTCGAATCCCTTCACTTGCACCATTTAACGCATCTGTAACAGAACGGCTTATGTACTAGACTTAGAATCTAGGTTTTGTGGGTTCGAATCCCACCAGATGCACCAATTTACGCTAGTGTACGAGAACGGCTTATCGGGCAGACTTAAAATCTGTTGTTTGTGGGTTCAAGTCCCACCACTAGCACCAATTTCTAAAATAGTTAGCGAAGTTATTTAAGCGTGGAAGAAACGTACTACGGGATGTTGAAGAACATTGACGACACGGTTCACAAAAGGTTGCGAATAGTACACCGAAAATAGACTAACTTGGTCTTAGTGGTGGTGCAGACTCCATATTATTTTAGAATTCGTTTTATGCGCTTATGATGGAATGGCATACATATCAGTCTAAGAAGCTGAGTTTTGGGGGTTCAAGTCCCTCTAGGCGCACCAATTTTAGTTAATGAGTGGGGGAACTGGCTTACCCTGCGGTAACTCCCGTTTACACTACGGGTAACTCTGCTGTGTGTGGATTAACACATGCCGCCTGTCATTGGGTGCGGAAACAAAATGTAGGTTCGAATCCTATCTCAGAAAGCAATGATCGAATAACTAAACACTTTTCAAATATTCAGTATTTTACACACCAGCTTCGGCTAATTCTTTATCCCATTGGTCATTGAATTTACCATCTGTTACAGCATCTAATAAATCTTTTGCATAATAGGTATCTTCTGCGCCATCAATGTTTACAGAGAAGTTATCATCTTCTGGAACAAAATCTAACATTGAACCAGATTGATGAGCAGTATTTAAAGCTGCACTAAGCCATGCAACTAGATTACCCAAATCCTTTGGAGAAGCTTTTTTAAGATTATTATAAACATTTTGAACACGTTTACGAGTTTCCACGATACCTTGAGCCTTCCAATGTGCAAACCAAACAGGGAAAACAAGTTTCGCATAAAGTTCAATGAAGAATTTTGATAACTCTCCATGTTGTTCTATAATCCCCATTAAAGATTCCATGTCATATACCATACCTTCAAGTCCATCTTGATCTAAAGTAGATGTTTCAATATGTTGATCAGCTTCTTCTGGTGTAGATATCCCCCAACGTTCCATAGTACCTTCTGGATCATTATCATATTCTTCTTGCATGTAAATTTTATAAACAGAATCAAGAACGGATTTAGTGTATGGAAGATTTTTTAAATTTTTATCGATTATTGGAAAGAATTGGTCAACAGATAACATCGCACGTACACCATATCTATCAACTTTACCACCAGTAGCATATCTACTATATTCACCAACAATACCTTCCATCATTGTATTTGGATCATCGTCACCAGATTCCGTAAATGTATTATAACGTCCTTCTGCCCAAATTTGAGGTTTAGTTAAAGCATGTTGTTGTAACCAAAGCGCAAAAGTATTCAATAAAATTTGTTTAAGTGCCATACCAGCAGAACCAAGTTCTAATTGTACTTGTCTAGTGATATTTTCCAATCTTTTAGGATTAGATATACCTAATTGTGAGCGTTTTAGGGCTTGAAGCTTGTATTCCAACTCATAAACACGATACACATTCCCTAAGAATGGGGAATCTCCGGTATTTACTGCATCAGAGTCCCAAAGTGCTTCAAAAAGTATCTGTTCATATAGAGTACGAAAAATATTCATATAAGTATTTATCAAATACCTTGTAATTTTCATCTATTTATGATACATTAAAAAAGTTCAAGAATTTTAGGTTAATATACCTAAATACATTTAAGGGAAGTAAAAATATTATATATATGCAAAATGAAAAAATCGTCGATGTGGTTGAAGCTGTTGAGTGTTGTTCCGAAGAATCAGATAAGCCTCCGAGTAGTATGCCCATAGGCCCAATAACACATGGGTTTATGGAGCAAAACTATCCAAGTGTACCTTATGTTGAATGGAATGATTGGAGATGGCAATTAAGAAACCGAATTATCGATACTACTGATAATAATTACAAATTTCCTATGGGTATTACTCCTTATTATGCATCCATATTGGGTGATAAGCTAAGAAAAACAGTAATGCCTTCCGATGAGGAACATATCATCTCACAATGTGAACAAGATGATCCACTTCATGAGATCAACCAAAGCCCTGTAGATGGTTTGGTACACAGATATCCAGATAGAGTATTATTTCTCGTTACAGACTATTGTAGCACCATTTGTAGGTATTGTACACGATCACGTATGGTTGGTAAAGATAAAACATATACTAAAGAACAATGGATGAAGTCACTTAAATACATCGAAGAACATAAAGAGATACGAGATGTGTTAATTTCTGGTGGTGATCCTTTAACTTTACCAACAGAAACCTTAGAATGGATACTTTCAAATTTACGTAAAATTCCTCATGTTGAAATGATTCGAATTGGTACAAAAATTCCTGCTGTATTACCTCAACGTATTACAAAAGAATTAACTGACATGTTAAAACAATATCATCCATTGTTTATGAGTCTACATTTCACACATCCTAGTGAATTGACACCAGAAACCCAAGAAGCTTGTAATAGATTGGCTGATGCAGGTATACCTTTAGGAAGTCAGACAGTATTATTGAAAGATGTTAATGATGATAGTGAAACCCTTAAAAAATTATTCACAGGGTTATTAAAAATACGTGTAAAGCCTTATTATACATACATTTGTGATAAGGTAACTGGTTCAGGTCATTTTAGAACAACTATTGAGAAGGGTATTGAGATTTTTAAAAGCATTAGAGGTAATATTAGTGGATATGCTATACCTCAATTAGTTGTAGACTTACCCGCTGGTGGTGGAAAGATACCTATTATTTACAACTACATTAAAAGTGTAGAAGGTGTGAATGTTGTTATTGAGAATTATAAGGGTGAGTTAACTGATTATTATAATGGTTGACAATCCTAATAAATCTGGTATGATATTTACATGAATAAAATTTTTCCTTGTCCGTTTTGTGGTGGTGAAGCACAAGTCTTCACTGGTGGTTTTGGTGAGAAGTTTGTAAGTTGTATAGACGAGAAACAATGTGGTGGTTCTTTGGGTGCGGGTGTATGGTTTACTACAGATGAACAAGCTATTGAAGTTTGGAATAAACGTCCACCAGTTTGTATTTGTCCAGATTATGCACATGACGAAGCTTGTCCCGTATGTATACCAGAAGGTGATACACGATTTACTGGAATGGAATCTCCCGGTGTTTCTATTAAGGAGTATGATTGAAAGTAATCGGCATAATCGGTTCTAGACGTAAAAACTCACCAGAAGATTTCAAACGTTGTTTGAATAAATTCTTAGAGATTTATCGCAGGGGAGACTCTTTGTGTAGCGGAGGATGTCCACAAGGTGGAGATAGATTTGCTGAAATTATTGCAAAACATCTTGACATTCCTATCAGAATACATTACGCTGATTGGCGAAAGTATGGAAAGAGTGCTGGTTTCCAACGTAATGGGTTAATAGCTGATGATGCTGATGTGATATTGGCTGTAGTATCAGATGATCGTACAGGGGGAACTGAGGACACTATACGTAAAGGTATTAAAGGTGGTAAGGAGATTATAACAGTATGAAACAAAAAGTAGAAGAATTTATTGAATCTAAATCTTATGTAGTGGTCTATAAAAATGGATCACAGGTACAATACTTAACAAAATGGTTATATGATGAGGCTGTAGATGAGTTTAATAAAGCACCTGATGCAGTAAAAATGTTTTGTCAGGAAATTCTTTGTCGAAAAACGATACATATGGAGAAGTAAGTATGAATAAAGTTGTAGTATTAGGTTCGGGGTATTTAGGACATGAGTTCGAAAAACTTCATTATACGGTTCTTGATAAGGAAAGGTTCAATTTATCACAAATCCAAATAAACGATTCATTAGAATTTCCGTTTTATATGGCAAGAAAATTAGATAAATTTGATGTGGTAATAAATTGTATTGCGAAGAGTAATACTAGATATTGTGAAGAGAATTATAATGAGGCATTTTTTAGTAATGCTGTTATTCCACAGGTTTTAAGTCAATGGTGCAATGGTGGTAATAAGAAATTTGTACAGATTTCAACTGGTTGCTTATACGACAGAAACGATACACCACAAAAGGAGACAGATTTTCTTTCCGCACATTGTAATTACACCTTAACAAAATGGCATGGCGAAAAGGGTTGTGATTTTGACAGAGATTTGATTATACGACCAAGATTATTTTTTGATTTTAGTGCTCGTGAAAACAATTTACTAAACAAAATAAAACGCTTTGATAAGTTGTGTGACGAAAAGGACAGTGTAACCAATGTTACAATATTAACAAAAGCGATTAAGATTTTGATTGATAATGAATGCACAGGAGCCTATAATGTGGCATGTGATGGTTATGTCAGTATGCATGAAATCGGATTATTGATGGGAATGAAGAAAGAGATTATCAGTATTGAAGAAATACGTAGACAACAAGGATTACATTTGGTAAATAGTATTATGGATTTAAGTAAACTCAAAAAATATTATACACCACCAAATATTATAGAATTAATAAGGAGTCAAACATGAAAAGAACACGAGAAAAGGTTTGGTATGTACCCGCAATCTTCATGTATCCTTTAAGTGGCGTTGTATATAAGTATTTTATTGGTAAATTCTGTATATTCTCAATGCTTTATCATAGAGATATTGAAACTGCACCAAAAAGAATTTTTAGACAGATGTTTCCCGTTGATGGTTATAGGAGAATTTGGAGATAATATGAAAATAAGAATTGGATTTGTAAGTAATAGTAGCTCAAGTAGCTTTGTAATCCCTTTAATAAAGATTACAGCTAAACAATTAGTTGATATTGTGAATCATTCAGATCATACTAATGACAATCCTTGGACTATTACTGTTACAACACACACAGTAGAAGGTTA